CAGCAGCTGACCGTGTCCACTCAATCCAGATGCGAACATGGAAAACATCAGGTTGTCCGCCTTCGTGTCTGAATTTCGATGGAATTGTTCGCCAGATCCACGTTGATCACGCTGACGATTTCGTACACCTTGCCATCGGTTAAAATCCGCATGTCCGGCGTTGCGTTCTCCAGCGTCCGGGACCACGGACAATTGAACACGAAATCAACGTCAGATTGGACCTGCGACACACGCCAAAACTCCCGACCGCCACGACTGCGCACCGATGCCCACGCCGTGCAATAGGTGCTCCAATTGGCGTCCGTGTTGCCGTTAATGTGTCCAGCCGCGTCCGCAGTCCCGGCCAATCGCTGGACCGTGATGCGGGTGGTGTAGTGCCTGTGGCTGGTTTTGGGGTCGCACTTCATTGCATCACCGAATGGTAAGCCGTCCACTGCAACGAACTGATCAGCCGTCGATACGTCTCCGTGTTGCCCTCGCAGCCGTCCCACATTGCCCGGCAGTATTCCACGATTGCCAGCTTTGCCGCACGTGGTACGCTCGCCGCTGTGCTGCCGTAGCCCGCCACCATTGTCACCTCGACCTTATTCGGTCGATACAGACTGGTGTTTGGCCACTGCTTCGCTTCCTTCAGCCGAATCTCTGGCGGTGTGCTGGTCAGGTTTGCGTAGTAATCCGATGCGCTGAAGGTCTGCAGAACGTCGTCCCGGTCGTAGTATTTGAGGTGCGTGATGGACTGGATCGGGGCCAGCCGAATCTGCACCGGCCCCAGCAGGCTTGTGAAGTCCTCCTGGTACATAACTACGGTTTGCGTGATCAGTTTGCGGTACGTGTCCGCCTCAACCTGCAGGCGTGCTGCCTTCAGCATGTCGTTGACTTCGTCGTCGAAATCACAACCCGAAATCCGCAGCCGTGTTTTCAGTTCTTCCAGCGTGATCGGCTCGATTGACGGCCCGCTGGTTGTGGTGAATGTTGGGCTGGCTGGCTGCATTTTTCCGGCTCCTGTCGCTTGCACTCAATCCCGAATCCCTGCCTCACCAACTCCAACTCAATCCCACGCCCCGGTGCCACGATCGCGCCAACGGGAAACGATCTCCACTGCCTCAATAACGTGATCATTGCAAACCGTTCTCCCTTCGCCATTCGTGGACATACTGGTGTTTCGGCTGCATGTCCTTGTCGTACACAACGCACATTTCTTCAAGGTGTCCGATGCTGCAACTGGGTGCAACGTAGATGGTGTTGCCCGCCTCACGCCACACATGCCAGAAATAAATATCATCGTCTAACCTGTCGTCGTCCCAATCGCCGGTTTTGCCTGGTATGCTCCGAAACCACGGCTTCGGCAGCGTCTTGAATTTCTCAACTCGAAACAACGTCAGCCCGAAATGTGCTGTTGTGACTTTCAGCGGTCTGCCGTCAATCTTGATTTCGTCGCCTGTCTGGTGATTGCCTGTCGTCAGCAGCGGAAACAACGCCCCGCGTCTGCATTGCAGCGCGGCCAGTGCGTCCGCCTCTGGCGTTTGTGCAAATATGTCCATAATGTGCCGCACGTGCTCGGCTGTAAACAGGCTGTCACTGTCAATGCTCAAGATCCAATCAACCCCGCGGTCGATTGCGTCCTGAAACATTCGCTGCATACACTGGCCCCAGAAAACACCCTGCGAACAGTGCAGGTTGATTCCCAGCGGCTTGAGTGCTCCGTCAATGATGTTTCTCGCCGCCACAGCCTCATATCGGGGATGCGTGCAATACGCTGCAACCTTCACGGTTGCCGTTCTCCTGACTGGTGCTGTTTGCGGCTTTGTTCCGACTCTGTTGAGACTCACCGGATGGCTGCTGCAGTCGCCTGCAGTCCCCTGCCATTCGCTCACCTGCTCAAATCCCACGTCCTCCAACAATGCCTCCAGCCGTTCCGCGTCGTACGCGCTGCGGTGGATGTCGTGCTCATCCGTCTGCCCGCCCATGACATAGAACAGTCGCTTCCCGTCGGTCGCTGCCAGTGCCTTGTCAATGTCAGGCACTGCAACCCACAGTTTGCCGCCCGGCCTCAATGCCCGGAACCAGTCCCGCAATGCCGCCGTCGCATCCTTAAACGATAGGTGCTCCAGAACGTGCGATGCTCTGATTTCGTCCACCGTGCAGTCAGCATGTGCCAACGGGAAACACGGCTGTCCCGTTTTGATGTCGTAGTTTTCCCAACCGTCCAGCGGACAATTGCCCGCTCCCAAATTCAGCCGCATAACCACCCCTCAGAAAGTTGGGATGTGCGGGCAGTCCCACAACTGCCCGCAACCCCGTTACCAAATCAGACGAACACAGCCGTGTCGGCAACGCTTGTCGTGCCGTTCGGTGCGTTCTCCAACTTGCTCAGCGTGCCCACTGCACTCATCACGATGTGATCATTGGTCGCCGTCGGTGTCGTCACTGCAATTCGCAGATAACGCTTCCGGCCCCGCAGATCCACGCCGTAGTGGATTTCACGCGCCGCGGTCAGGTCAACTGCGGTTTGCGTGTCCAGCGTCGCAAAGTTTGACACCACGGTGTCGTCGGACTCGCTGAGAACCAGCGTCGGCCCCACGGCATTGGTGTTGACCTCAGAACTGCAGGCAACGCGAATCGTTGCGTATGCTGCGCCCTTGGTGTCCAGATTCGCCGTTGCGGTTGCGTTGTTGGTCAACGCTCGCGGGGCAATCAGAATGCTGTCGTTTACCAAACGTTCGGAAATCATATTGAAAGGCTCCTCGGAGCAAAGTGTTTCGAGAGAACACCCGACACACTGCCGGGTGTTGTGTCATCAGCTTCCGGCAGTTTCGAGACCGACAATCGGCCCGGCTGCGCTGTTGGTGCCGTAGTCATGCACAACCACGTCAAACCGCTCGGTACCACGCACGCCGATCTGATCGCGTTCCCACATGGACTGACCGCCAACCGTCGCTTCGGTCGAAAACGCAATCGACTCCTGCCCGCGTGCACCGAACATCGCAGCCTGACCGAACGAACCGAACAGCACGGGAATCTGGCTGTTGGCTTCGGTGCTCGGGAAAATCTGCGACGTGTAAACCGGATAGCCGAGAAATGTGTTGCGACGGATGCCGTTGACAATCTCCGACGCCAACACGCCACCGGCTGCATAGGCCAATCGCTGCATGACGGTGTGTTCGAAGGTCTTATGGCACACCCAGCCTGCACCCGGAACGTCTGCGTAGTTCGGCAGTGCTCCGACCATCTTGTTGAAGTCGGCCAGCGTCAGTTCTGACCACAGGTTGCCGCTGCCCAGAATCAGCCCCGGTGCGGTGCCTGCGGTCAGTTCATCCATCCGAGTGCGTGCACCTGTGATGCCGCCGTAGGTGCTGGTGCCGGTGCCGTTGAACGCACAATCATCTTCCTTGTACGCGAAGGCGTAGGCGATTTCACCAATCAGCCGATCGGCCAGCCCCAGAACGTTGTCCGCATTCAGTTCGTTGCTCATGCGGGCAATCACGGCCAGCTTCTTCGCCACCAGCGTCACGTTGTCAAACGTCATGTTCGATTCGGTGATGGCAGCATTTTCGGCGGTGAAATAGGCTGTCAATCCGCTCAACTGCCGCGGCTCGGTTTTCACGTCGCTGGACATATTGACCACGTTGAACAACTGACGGGCAACACCGTAGCGTTCACGCAACAGGATCAGGTCAGTTCCGAATTCTTCCGGAACCAGAACATGCGCCCCGGTGGTGTCCGCTCCGCCTTCACCGTGCGCGACATTGAGCAGCCCGTTGTCACGGCAGAACGTCACCGCGGCATTGTTGCGGTACGGTACGCTGCCGGTTTCGCTGATCGTGGCCAGTGCCCACATGCCGAATCGGTAGGCGCGGACTTCTGCCGGAATTTCGTCGTTGCTGTCCTGCCGAAAATTCTTCAGCGGAACACGGCGCACGTTGCGGGGCAGACTGAACTGGCGTGCAACGTCGTGACCTGCATGGACACCGAATGCCAAACCGCCAACATTGGCGATGGCTCGGGCTGTCGGATTGTCCGGCGCGGATCGCAACGCGGACAGCTTCGTTCGCATGTCCTGAACTGCTGCCTGTGCTCGCACGGCTGCGTCAATGTCGGACTGCAGGGATTCAGCCGCGGCCAGCAGCTCCCCGGCCTGCGTCTGCGCCTCTGCGGTCATGGTGTCGCCTTCGCTCGGCAACAGCTTCTCGGCAGCTTCGATCTTTGCGGCCCGCTCGGCCTGCAACTGTGGAATGGATTTGCTCATGGTTGACTCCTGTGTTTTGCCAGTGTCAACGCAAAGGCGTCAACCGCTGGCGGATTCGGGAAACGAATACGCGAACGATTGACGCCTGCAATTTTGCCCACTCAATCAGCGGTCAGGAGTGCCACGTTTTCGGGCTGCGGTCCTGACAACGGGAATTCTTACACAGTTTTCCGCCCGTGCTGCCAATTCCCCGGATCTGTCGTTCCGTGCTGTCGATTTCGCGGACTTTTTGCCCACGGGGAGGACTTCATCGACGAACCCAAACGCCAATGCCTCCGCGGCTGTGTACCGTGTTCCGTCGCCATTTGCTCCCAGCAGTGCAGACGCCAACACCTCCTCAGACTTGCCGGTCTTTGCGGAATACGTGGCAACGGCAGCCGCATTGAATGCCTTCAACCACTCAATCGTTTCCTGCAGGTCTGCAATGTGCCCAATCCCCCCTGCGATGCCCTCGTGGATGTGATAGACCGCGTTTGCCTGCATCTGCACCCGATCCGCTCCCAGCACCGCCAACGATGCCGCAGATGCCGCCACGGACTCAATTACGCCGACCGTCGGCCCGGAGTGGTCCGCCAATGCGTTGTAAATCGCCAATCCGTCAAATGCCAAACCACCAAACGAATTCACGCGCATGGTGACGGGCTTGTTTCGGTTGCTGCTCAGGATTCTGGCCACGCTTGCCGCGTCAGTCTGCGCGTATTCGTCGCCGACAAAGCCGTACAACAGAACCTCAATTCCGGCGTCGGTTTCGTTCCAAAACACGCGGAAATCGTCTGATTTTGCAGTGTTTTTGATGCTTTTTGGCGTGAAAATGTCGATTTTTGCTCTCATTTGTCGCGACTTTCCATCTGTTTTTTGACTTTGTTGGCCCAACTTTGCCCCGGATCACCGCCCCAAAGTGCCCACGCAATCCTGCCGTTGCTCGGATATCCTTCCTCGCCTTGCCGGAATCCTTCCGCGTCCTTATCGACTTCATGCCGGGCAAAGAACCTGACCATGCGCCCAATCGTCTCCGGGCTGACCTCAACGCCGTTGCTGAGATCCCGCGCCCGTGCGATGCCTACCGCAGTGCCTCCGCGTCCGTATTCATCCCGCCAATCCAGCCCGCGCTGCGCTTCCTCGCGGACTGCCTGCGGTGGCGAAAAATCAATGCCGTCGTATTTCTTCGGGGCTGCTGTGACCACGCACCGCAGGATTGCCGCCGTCAGTCGTTCGGCCCGCTGTGTCCATGTCGCGACTTCGTCCGACACATGCGTTTTCAGCGTGTCCGCTGTGCAATGTCCGGCCACCTCGATCAACAGTCGCCGCGACTCCGCAGCATGTGCCGCAATCGCCTGCCGTGCCTGTGGTGATGTCAGACCGGGCAACGTGTTTTCCGCCCACGAATCCGACAACGATTCAACCGCCGCCAGAAAATCGTGCGGTCGTTTGCTGGCGGTCTGGATTGCCTTGGAAGTCTCAAATTCACAGGACCGCTGAACGCCGTCAACGATCATCTGCCGGAGTGCTGCCACGGCTGGCGATTCGTCGCTGTCGTCCTCGCTGTCATCTTCCGGGCTGTCGTCCTCTGATTCGTCCGGAAGTTCCTCGGTCTCGCCTTCCTGCATTTCCTCC